AGCTTGATGCTGCTGTTGCTTACCTGCGAAGCCGAAAGAAGTACATCACCGACCTTGGCTGCAAGTTCGTGTATGTAGACTCGGCCAATACCAACATCGCTGAGACAATGCGACTGTATCGGCTCGAGGTCGAGAAGCAGCCCGCGGTGAAGCTGGTGGGGAGGAAAAAGTGAGGTCAAAGAATCAGGTTCGGGAACACATCGTCAATCTGAACTACCTGTGCGCGACGCCCGAGCAATACGATGAATGGCGACGGGCTGCTCGACTCAGTCCACCGCCCTATGATTCGTGGATCTGCACCGACTGCACGCCAGAGTATCAGGCGAAGATGAAAGCGAAGGGCTGGTGCGCTAGGCCGGAGATTCGATTCAAGCGAACTCAGCGAGACGGAATCGAGGGGTTCGTGCCTTCAAAACATATTCGGACTGGCGAACTTTTCTAGCCAGTCCACATTATGAATATCCGGTAAAATTACCGGATTTTCGGGCAAAAAAGCCTTATAAATCAATGGAGGGGTATCTCAAAAAAAGTGTGTTTTTGGGGTTGACAGGGCTACGGGAAGGCGTAGAATTCTTCCCTGTAGCACCTAACGACACGGGAGACAATCATGGACATCCGCGAAGCAATCAAGCAAAGCATCAAAGAGGTTGGCGTTTACAACACCTTCGCCCAGCTACCAGACGTTCTGCGGGAATTGGGCATGGCGCATGAGGAGGGCAGCGACGCCCGCGAGTCCTACAATCGCGCTGGAGACGTTCTGGAGGCCGCCTGCTACGGGATGGATCTGCCCTACGCCGCCTGCTCATCTTTCCAGCCCTACGAGGAAGATCTGCGCGATGCCAACCAGACGATGAAGAGGATGCTGGAGAAATGAAAACCTCAAAGCACGAAGAGGCGGTTCAGAAGTTTCTGGCCGAAAACCCTACGTGGGCGAACCGCGGCCTGAGAAAGACGATCAACTTGATACTTGAGGATCTTGAGGATGTTGGCTTTGACTATAGCCTCGGGTTCATCCCGGACGCCTTTGAGATAGACGTAGAAGACCGTACTGTCCGGCTGCTTGAGATTGATGACGGCAAGCGCCCATCAAAACGCAGGATGGAATCTCTCGCCATGTTTATAGTTGAAATGCACAGCCGTCGGTTTTTGATTGAGCTTCACATTATTAACATGATCACAAGTAAACGAACATTGGAAGCTGGCGAACTGTTGGACTACAAAGCAAAAGAAATTCTAGATTGGGAAGACGGGAAGTTCAGAGACGACTATCTGCATTACCAGTATAAGCTTGAAAGGGTAAAAGCGGGCCTACTGAATTGCTAATGCAATGCTAAAAGCAGGAGAAAAATGATGTTATACTTTGACCCATCAATTCACCGATGGGTCAGAGATCATGGCAAAGCAAGACGCTGAAAAGCGGGAGCAGCCAAGAGATAATCTTGAGTTAGCGCCCGCTAACATTCATGTCTGAAGTAGGAGAATCTAGACATGAAAAAGCAGAAGACAGGTGGTCGCGCCAAAGGCACCCCCAACAAGGCCACACAAGAGGCTAGGCAAGCGATAGCGCAGTTCGTGGACGGTAATGCTCACCGACTGACGGAATGGTTAGATCGCGTTGCTGAAGGTGTTAAGGCAGAAGATCCGGAGACGGGCGAAGAGCGGTATGTCGTTCCGCCGAACCCGGCCAAAGCCTTCGATATGTTCCAGAGCGTTGTCGAGTATCACGTTCCGAAGCTGGCCCGAATGGAAGTATCCGGATCGGGTGGCGGCCCGGTGAAGATGGAAGTGGAGAACGAAGCCAGCCGCCTGTTCTCCGAGCTGCTGAAGAACATCGAGCTGAAGAACCTTGAATCTGGCCGATCTTAGGGATCCGGCGGTTCAGAAGGCATTCCGGGAACTGCCCCCGTATGAGCGCCTAGCAAGCGCATGGCGGCTTACATGGCTGCACAAGGCAAAGCCCTACCAGAACATGCCAGCAGGCGACTGGTGGTCGATCTGGCTCATGCTGGCGGGTCGTGGAGCGGGGAAGACCCGGACGGCTGCCGAGCATATCGGGTGGCTGGCATGGACGTCTCCAGAGACGCGATGGCTGGTAGCTGCCCCGACATCCTCGGACGTTCGGTCTACCTGCTACGAGGGTGATTCAGGGCTGCTGTCCGTGATCCCCGCGGCGATGATCAAGGACTACAACAAGGCCTTGCACGAGCTGGTTCTGGTCAACGGGAGCCTGATCAAAGGCATCCCGGCGTCAGAGCCTGAGCGGTTCCGCGGCCCTCAGTTCCACGGCGGGTGGGCTGACGAGCTGGCCGCATGGGAATACCTGCAAGAGTCATGGGACATGATGCAGTTTGGACTGCGTCTAAAGCTGCCCGATATCCCGACCCGGCTGATCTGCACCACGACCCCGAAGCCGAAGGATCTGATCATCGAGCTGATGGGGCGAGAGGGTGAGGATGTCGCGGTCACAACTGCCACGACCTATGACAACCTCGACAACCTGTCGGACAACTTCCGCAAGCAGATCATGCAGTACGAGGGGACGAGGCTCGGGCGGCAGGAGATCTACGGGGAGATCGTAGACCTCGAGGAAGGGAAGGTGGTCAACCGGGATATGTTCAAGCTCTGGCCATCTGAGAAGCCGCTGCCGAAGTTCGAATACATCCTCCAGTCATACGACTGCGCCTTCAGCGAGAAGGAGCACAACGACCCTACGGCCTGCACGACATGGGGCGTCTTCAAGCCGCAGGATGGGCCGATGTGCGTGCTGCTGATCGACTGCTGGAGCGAACACCTGAGCTTCCCGGAACTGAAGGCCAAGGCGCTCGAGGAATACCGGAACAGCTACGGCGAGGGGACGAAGGGCAAGCGGGTGGACTTGGTGCTGATCGAGGACAAGGCCGCGGGCATCTCGCTGATTCAGGAGCTGCGGGCAGCGCACTTGCCGGTGCGGGGCTGGAATCCCGGCAGGGCTGACAAGATGCAGCGGCTCCAGATCACGGCCAGCATCTTTACGTCGGGTCGAGTCTGGTTGCCGGAGAGTGGTCAAAGGAAGGGATTTGTGCGAGACTGGTGCGAAGGTTTCCTAAGCCAACTCTGCTCATTTCCTGACTCCGCGCATGATGACTACGTCGATAGTGCAACGCAGGCGATGCGCTTTCTCAAGGACACTGGCTGGCTGGATATAGATCCGCCGCCTCCCGAAGAGGACGAATACGATGACTACCTGCGCGAGATCGGCCACCAGAAGAAGGTCAACCCGTATGGGGTGTGAGCTATGAGCAAGGGCAAGATACTCGGCAAGTCGATTCAGGAGATGATCGACGAGATTCGCAAGGCTCGAGGATCATACGAGGCGAAGCGGCTGGAGCGTGCTGCTGACGAGGTGCCGAATCTTGAGCGCCTGTATCAGCGAGAGGCGCTGGAAGATTTGTTTCGAGGCGACAACGCCGCCGCTTTGATGACGATGCGTCCCGGAGACTTTGAGTCCTATGCGAAGCGCCTCAGCACTGATGACCCGATTACTCGGGCAATGATTGAGAAGAATGTCGGAAAGTTGGCGAGGCTCAGGACTGGATTCGCTGACGTTCCTTTCCTCGACATTGATCGGGCCAATCCCAAGCACTTGCCCAACATCTCTGGCCATGAGGGTCGGCACCGGATGCGGGCGTTGGAGAAGAAGGATCAGCCGACCGGATTGGTGCGCCTGCTGCCGCGGGCGTCGATTCGAGAAGACCTGCCCCGCCGTACAAGGGAAGAGGCTATTGAGGCGCTCCGCAAAGAGCTTGGAGAGAAGCGGCTAGTTACACCGGAAGGATCGCTCAAAGCAGGTATAGACGAGACTGAAGGCACGATTGCCTTGCCAGACGTATACAAGCAAGGCGGCCCCGTTCACAAGCAGGATGGCGGCGTGATGGGTGCTATCCAAGCGGCCAAGTCTTCCGGTAGAAAGGGTGCTGCCATTCCTCTCAGGCAGCGCGTTAATCTCGAGCAGATGCGCCGAGAGATTGAGGAGAATGCAAAGCGAGTTGCCGCGGTGAAGCAGGGCATCGAGCAGGAGCGGCTTGCCAGCGCACCTCCAGCCGAGATGACCGAATACAAGCCGACCCTTCAGCAGAGCTTTGGCGAGATGGCCGAGAAGGGCTTGAGGGCAATGGGAGCGCCGGTATCTCGAGCCAGAGAGCTGTCGGACGTTCTGACTGGAGGGCGCATGGGATCGCCGCTTCCGATGGGTATGTCCGTGATGGACTTCACCCCAGCGGCTATCCCTGTATACGGCGGCCAAGGCGCAATGGATGCGGCAAAGCTTGCTGGTGAGGGCAAGTATGGCGAAGCCGCTTTGACGGCAGGTCTGGCCGGTCTTGACCTTGCGCCCGCCGTTCCTGCAACCAAGGCTCTAGCAAAAGCGGCAGCGCCAGCAGTAAGGGCTGGAGTAAGGGCTATGGCTCCGAAGGCAGGAGAGTTTGCCGAGCAATACATGATGAGAACTGGCATGGCCTTGCCGATGGACGTATGGCATGGCAGCCCGCACAGGTTCAAGCCTACCGCCAAGAATCCGCTAGGCCAGTTCGACCCGACCAAGATTGGAACGGGTGAGGGGGCGCAGG